GCAGACAGAGAATACGTGAAGCCAAGTTAGGTGATAAACACCCAGCCAAAAAGGGTTTGGGTGAGACTCACAAAAAGAACATATCTAAAAAAATGAAAGGAACAAGACGTGGAGAGAATAATCCTATGTTTGGCAGGAGGCATAGTGTCTCAACTCGTGTAAAGATGCATGAAGCCTGGATTACAAGAGAAAGGCGTAAATGGGTTTGTGGCCCTGGCGGAGTTAGGACTACAATACCTAAGTCTGAACCTGTTCCAGAAGGTTGGCAGTTAGGTATGTATTATGATCCTTATCGTCCTGATACTGATGAGTTATTTTAAGCTGCCTTCTTCTTTCCTCTAGTTTTCTTTTTTACAGGAGTGTTATACCCTGTAATACCCAAAATTTCAAAAGATTTCTCTAAATCTGGATATTCGCTTAGAAGTTTGCCATCCTTGATAGCTGTCAATAGTTTGGCTTCCTTGTGATGCAACCCTTCAAGTATTTGAACCCAATTAATTTCCCTCTTCCAATCGGGTAGTTTGTTCATGTTACTTTGAGGATCAAAGAATTGTTTAATACGTCTCCATTCTAGATTGATAGTAGTTTCACCCATGCCACCGGGAATATCTTCTTCCAACTTGGTAGTAGCTGGCATACCTTCTGGTAGATTCCATTCAAGTTTTTCTGCACCTACTCCTAGTCTAACAACTGTAACAGCTAACTGATTACTAGCTGCCCATTCCTTCAGTCTTTCGGCAATGCCTTCACCTGTTTTAGCCTCTACTACCCAATCTAGGGCTTCATCTAACTGTCTAAATTTTCTCATAATTTACCTCTAAAAATCTGTAATGACTTCCATCATATTACGCATTTTGTTTTTAATAAAATAATTTAACAACTGGCTTCTGTCTCCGCCCTGTTGTGCCTCATAACTATTTATAATAGCTTTCTTAATCTCATCCGGTGTTTTGGATAAATCCACTAACAACTGATTCCTTGTAAATCCAGAAGCCATCTCCGAATTTATAACAAACTCCTCGGGCTTTTGCTTTTTCCATTCTGCAAGCAAGGCCCTTTTAATAGGACGTTGACGTTTACCTTCTACAAAAGTATCATCTTCAGATAGCATATTAGGAATGCCGTCGCCTTTGTCTCCTGTAATGATATGTTCCATTAACACTTGAGAAGCAGGCTCTTTAATCTTAACCCATTTCTTAAATGCAGGAGCATACTGTTTAACATTAGAATACTTCTGCAGTTGATTAAAGTCGTGATCTCCACTAATAATTAAAAAGGGTTCAGGCTCTGGATCATCAAACAATCCACCTGTGCCTTTTCCAGATGTTTGACTATACTCAGCAAGCGTGCCAATAACATCATCTGCTTCTGCACCTTCTACATCAATACAGGGATAGGGGAAGAACTCATCTAGTTCATTTCTAATTTGATTTAGTGCCTCAAATATAGAGTTCCAATCTAGAGGACTTTCCTCCCTACCCTTTTTACGATGTGCCTTATAATAAGGAAAGTAATCACGTCTCCAGTATCTACGATTATCCATAGCCAGTACAAGATTGCCATACTCCTCGCTAAACTTTACATTATACGAGCGAATTGTATTAATAATCATATGTCGCAACAAAGGCAAGTCTACGTCTACAGACACATCTTTACGCCCCCCTATTTCTGCCATGAAGTTAGCAATGGCAGTCTGATTAAAATCTACAACTATCATTGCTTTACCTTTAACAATACAGAGTTAGGCTGTACCCTTGTTCTAACTGTCATTTTCTTACCACGTACAGACTCCATAAACTTATGTAGTCCATTAATCCTACATGCCATAAATTTAGGAATAACCTCCTCGGGTTTCCTAACTGTTTTCTCATAGGATGTCGTGCCATAGTTTTCAATAGCTGTACCCTTAACTCCTAAACCACCTGCAAAGTCAGAGGCATATACACCTAAGCGTTTACGTTTAACATCATAGTACCATACTTCTGAGGAGCCTATAATGTCCACAGGATTGATACTTACAATATCTAGTTCTTTAAACTCCTTTAGAAACCTAAGACGTTTAACAACTTTGTTCTTATCTGTAGGACGCTTTTTCCTAATGCGTGTAATTTTCTTAGCCTGCTGAGACTGCATGACAGACGTTTCAACGTCTGTATACATCTGTATCAGTTTCTTTGTATTGGGCTTGCTAATGTGCGAGTAGCCTTCTACTAACTGTTCGTCCCAGTCTGATCTATTTGTCATCTGTCTAACAGTTTGTAGTTCTTCCAACTCGCCTTTCCAGCCGCCTAGTATATCAAACAATTCTTGTGTCTCAGCTCTGTTCAGTCCACATGTAGATACAACATTCCAATTGACTGGGACCTTACCTGTCTCAATAAAATCATCAACACATTTCTCAATGTACTCTAATGCGTTAGGTAAGTTTTCTCGTATTCTAACAACTTTAGGCTTTTCCTCAGATGCTTCAATTTTTTCTGCACCTTTACTCGCCCAAGGTTCTTTCTTTTTCTCAATAAACTCAACACAAGAAGTAGGCATGTAACCTACTTTACTTTCTATAAAGGCATACTTACCTACGTGTGAAAATGTGGAGTCAGTCAATTTTAAAATGTTTGTAATGTCTTGCTTGTCCCAGCCAGACTTTTTACGCATCCATTCCTTAAAAGACTTAATGAGAGTTTTGTCTGCTATTTCATAATGTACAAAATAGCCTAGTTCTTGAAAAGCTTTTTCTCGTTGCTGTTCATCTGTTATAGATTGGTATTTACTCCAATCTGGTTCTGTAAGCACATAGGTACTACGTTTTCTTTTTGCCATGAAA